GATCGAATAGCTTTTAAGAACCTTGCAATTTATCTAAGAATCCTCTCCAAAGACGACTGTATCAAAGCCTACAACTATTTACAAACTTTAAAAGCAAAATAATATGAAGTTTATAATAATACCAAAAGAATTATTTGATTCTATTCCAGAAGAAGCAAAAAAACAACTAGGAATAGATAATCCAAGGATGAACATAGATGAAACCGAAGTATTACTTCATATTAAGCATTATGATGTTTTATTTCCGCCTATGATGACTTTGGAAGAAGATGATAATAGCGATATCGTTTATCCGTTTCCAACATACGATGCAACATCAACAGAATTCAATAGTTTAATCACTTCTGATGAATGGAGTATAAATACTAAAGACTATGACATTTAATTCATTAAATACAATAATTGATGATATTTTGCTCATTGTACGTGATAATAATATCAGTGAATCTGAGAACTTATCACGTATACAAATAGAGCAGTGGATACATCAATATAGAGCATATTTAATTAAACAGGATCTAGATAAGGGTAGAGATATAAATCCAGAGTATATACAAACTATTGGGCCTTTGCATATATCCAAAGTAAGTAATTGTACTGGTGGTTATAACTACAAATCAGATGAAGAAATACCTAATTTCATTGACTTACATTTTGGTTTAGGTTTAGTTGCTGTAAAAGATATGAATGGTGATTTAATTCAACTTGGTACAGAAACAAAAGCTAAATATCAAGTAAGTAGAAAATATACTTGCAGTGATTACATCGCTTATATAAAAGGTAATCATCTGTACATACTTGGTCCTGAACACTTAGAATATGTTAAAATAGAAGGTATATTGGAAGATCCTACCCAAGCTGGCGAATGTTTTGATAGAGATGATACTCCATATCCAGTACCGGCAAATATGATACCTATAATTAAACAGATGATATTTGAAAGAGAATTGAATATCATGTTACGAGTCCCTAGTGACACCACAAACAATAGTACAAACGACGTTAACAACGACCTGAATGCAAGAAACTAAATACAATAGAAAAGCTTATACGATTGCTGATTTCTATGATAGTTATTGTAATTACGTAGAAGACAATCCATTATATCAGGTTTCTTATAAAGTATTTAGACAAATTGTTTCAGATTACTTTAGATACTTAAGAGACGAGATAATTGAAAACGGAAAAGAAGTCAGATTACCTTGTAGAATGGGTACATTATCCATAGTAAAGCATAAACCTAAAGAATATACTGGTAAAAGTTTGAGAATGGATTATGCTGAAAGTAAGAAGTATGATAAGATCATATACCATTTGAATGAACATACTGGGGGATATAAATATCGTTTTTATTGGAATAAGCAAAATATGCTTACTAAGAATAAAACAAAGTATCAACTGATAATGACTAGGGATAACAAGAGACATCTGGCACAAATATTAAAGCAGCATGTAAGAGATTACATCGAATTATAATTATACAATATGATTACAAAATTAACATCTGTAAAGACTGTAATAGCAAAGATCATAGCAGACCTAGATCTCAAAGAAGATGACACTAAGATTAGTGATATCACAGAATGGTGTGGAGAAGCTATTGAACAAATAGGTGCTATTACTCAATTTATACCTAAAGTTACCGGTGTTGAGGGAGTTCCCGCAGTAAAGATCAATTGTCATCAAGCTCCACTGCCTTGTGATCTACATCAATTGCATCAAGTGGCATACTCATTTAATTGCAATGGCCCTTGGTTTCCCATGAGGAAAGCAACAGGATCATTTGCTGTTTGGGGATGTGGTGACAATTGCTGTGAAAATAAAAACTGCGAATGTCTTACTCCGGAAATGATCATTCAGAATGATACCCTAGTAAACCTAGTAGTTGATATGTATGGTAATATTGATAAGACTGAAGCTATTGAAATGATTAATAGTAATCAAAATCTTAGAACTATCTTATCTAATTTAATCAACTTACATACATATGATATACACAGTTTAAGTTCTGCAAATTCTGCAAATCCTAGTTTGGGTTTTCAATATACTATAAAACCTGGTTTCATAATGACTAATGTACCTAGTGGTTACTTAAAATTATCATACAGCGCTATACCTACTGATGAAGAAAGTTATCCGTTGATACCAGATTTAATGTCATATAAGGAAGCAATATACTGGTACGTCACAATGAAATTAAAGTATTCGGAATATCTTAATGGCAGAATGAATAGGGAAGTGTATTATGATATTCGTAGATCTTGGAATTTCTATAGGAATCAAGCATATGCGGAAGCATTAATGCCTAATGAAGATGGTCTAGAATCTATAAAAAACAATTGGAATAAAATTGTACCTGAATTTAGAGACCACAATTCCTTCTATAGCCACACTGGGGAACGTCAAATAATTTATAATGGTAACAGATAATGAATGCACAAAGACAAACAAATACTTTCCAGAAAGGAATGAACTGCGACCTAGACTATTCAGTTATAGATTCAGGGCAATATCAGTGGGCAGAAAATATACGTATTATTGCCAATGATAATAGTTCTACTGGAGTAATGCAGAATATTGAAGGTGTGCGTAAGCTCAATCCTACATTGACATTGAATGGTGAAACAATAGTCCATACAAATACAATTAGGGATTGGGCAATTGTGTTTACTAAGAAAGGTAGTAACTTCAATATCTATAGATACGATTTTGGTGCATCTGAAACTGAACCTATAGTAACTACAGTAGCGTCTAATGTGACATTGGATATTCCTATTATAGATGGTCATTATGCGGTTAGTAGTGTTTGTAAATGGGAATCTGACGATTTAGTTAAAATATATTGGTGTGATGGTGTACATCAGATTAGGGTATTGAATGTAGCTACAACTCATCCTAATCTTAATGTAGACTCTTTAAATATATCACCAAAGAGTCAATTACCACCTTTATTTTTTAAAGGTTTAGGTACAGGTGGATTGAAAGCCGGTAAGTATCAATATTGCTATCAACTATTTAATCCCAGAACATCTGAAACATCTATATCTGTTTTATCTCCAATTATTACAGTATCTAGGAGTTTAGAAAACACCAATAGCCAAGATATCTATGGTAGTTCTAAAGAAGAAACTACTAATAGATCCATTAAACTACAAACTACTGTGGATACTAACTCTTTTAGTAGAGCTAGAATAATCTCTCTATATTACTCTAGTAATACTGCAGAACCAGTTATTACTGTGATAGATGAAATAAGTATTTCAAATAATACTTTAGTTTATGAAGATAAAGGTGGTTCAGTTATCGATGAGCTTACTCTAGAAGAATTCAATGGTTTAAGTACTTATTTGTTTACTCCCAAAGTAATAGAATCTAAAGACACTATGTTATTTGCGGCTAATATCACTGAACAGACTTGGGATATTAGTGATGATGAATTTGATGCTAGAGCATATAGATGCAATAAGAATGGTCAAATATTATTAACTTCTACATCTGGACAAAACTCTATAACATTTTCTACTTCAGAAATAAGTACTAAAGATATACCAACTAATCACGACTGTATTTGTCCTGCAAACTATGATGATAATAGTCAGTATTTATATGCTCCAGATGCTACAGGTAAGTATGTATACGGTGGTATAGGTAAAAATATTTCATATAGATTTATAAAAACAAATCTAATTGAAAGTGATGCCCCTACGTCTAGAACAGGTTACGCTGAAGATTCTTTCTCATTAAACTCTAAAGCACGTTCTACATCTACTCTAGATTTATACAATATTGAGGAAGATGGTTCTTGGTCAGATGCAGGTTCTTTGCAATTTGCTGATGCTACTGCTAAGATATTAAACTATAGTAATAGTGAAGTAGAATCGATGGTAAGAAGCTACATGAGAGATGAAATATATCGCTTTGCTATTGTATTCTATAATGAAGAGAATGTAGCATCTTCAGCTCATTGGATTGCTGATATTAGAATGCCTAAAGCTAGTGCACCTGGTTATAACATCTTTACTTCAGGTATGCGAGTAGATATTGGTGGTAATACTACTAATAGTTTGGAAGTAGTTACACACCCATTAGGTGTACAATTCACAGTTAATATACCAAGTGATTTAATCCAAAGTAAGAAGATTACTGGTTATGAGATTGTAAGATGTGAAAGAACTATTTCAGATAGAACAATATTGATGCAAGGGGCTGTTAGTTGTGTTTGTAATTATGATAATACAAATCAATTAACTGCTTTTCCATATCTTACTTATTCTACTTCTCATGGTATGGTGTCACAAAATAATAAATATGCACATGCTTTTGACTTTAGTAGTCAGAATGCTAATGAATATTTCTTATTCATATCACCAGAAATATGTGTTAATAGAACAAATGCATCTGAAGTAACAGGTAGAGCTACAGAGATTAAAGGTATATATAGACTACGATCTTCAATATCTCCTGATGAATCTATGGGTAATGGTACTCCTGCGAATGATAAGGTTGTACCCAACGGTGATAAAGTCAAAGTATTAGTTGGGGCAAAAGCTTCAAAACACGATTTAAAGAATATAACCTCAAATACTTCTACTAGTTGGGCTAAGAATAGTGGTTGGGCTTATACTTCAGTTACAGCTATAGGTGATTCTATAAAACAATCTACTGCAAATAATGCAATTTATATGGGTGCAGAATCATGGTATGATGCTACTTTAGCTAAGTATTACAATAAAATTACTACAGGAGGATATAATTCTGCATCAATTCAAGACATTACAATTGCTACTAATACAGATCCATTTGATTTAGATGACGATGCTTGGAAGACTAAAGCTACTAATGTAGGTAGTATGGTGTATTATAACTGGGTATATGGAGATACATCTAAGGCTAATGATTATGACGATAATAATGTTAGGAAGGTTGGACCTCATGGGGTATGTGCAATATTCCAGAGTACAGATATGACTTCTCGTAACACGATGGTTGGAGAAGTACCAGAATTAGCTGCTGGACCAGAAAGCGCTAATACAATTCTCATTGCCAATTTAAGACAATCTGTAACACCTTATGGTGGCAATAGTTATGCTACAAGACAGAACTCTGTATATATAGGTACTGGGTCTTATGTCAATGCGAAAGACAATAGTAATACTAAAGTAAACGTATTCGGTGGTGATACATACGTTGGTGTATTAGATTATGCTAACTGTATGTTTGCATATCATAATGCTAGTGATAATTATGAACAACCAGATAATGAAAGAATTAGAGCATATAATGGTGCTTATATACCGTTAGAATCTTCTATTAATCTCTCATTGAGAACGGATACCGTAGGTACAGCTAAGACTTATGAGTCTGGTACAGGCTATGCAAATCACTTTGTAGAGAATGATATTGTACAAGTAGGTTCTATATATGTTCAGAATACGCCATTATATGCTTATAATGATGCTTATTCTGCTCAACCTAGAGCTAAAAATTATATTAGTAAATCAATCTATAGTATAGATAATTTACATACAGATACCAGAGTAATGAACTCAGAACCTAAGACTAACTTAGAAGTAACAGATTCATGGACTAAATTTAGAGTTGCTAATTACTTAGATGTCGATACTAGATTTGGTTCTATAAATAACTTAAAGCTGTTTAAGAATAACTTGTTGTTCTGGCAAACTGACGCTTTTGGCACACTTGCTGTAAATGAACGTTCTCTTATCCAAGATAATAATGCAGGTGCACTTACATTAGGTACAGGAGGTGTATTAACTAGGTTTGATTACTTTACTACTAAGAATGGTTCTAAAGAGAATCAATTAAGAACTGCAACACAATCAGATAGTACAGTATATTGGTATGATGCCGATAGAAATGAAATATGTGGTTTTGATAATCAATTACGTACTGTATCTAAATTAAAAGGTGTACAATCTTATTTACATGATAATAAGGATATAATTACAAATGATCCTATATCTGTATATGATAAGAAATACAATGAAGTTCTTCTTACTCTAGAAGATAAAACTTTAGTATTTAATGAACAAGTTGGAGCTTTTACTTCATTCTATACTTATAGACCTGATTGGTATGCTGAATTTACAGATAAATTAATGATATATAAGAATTTAGCTGTATATAAGTATAATTCAGGTAATGAATTAGATATGTTTACAGGTAAAGATAAAGTATCTTATGTTAGATTTATAGTAAATGATAAATATCCTCAAACTAAAACATTTGATAATGTCGAATATGGTGGTGACTTTACTTACAATACTAACTTTGATAATATCTACTTTGAAACTAAAAGACAAACTAGTTTTACTCTTACTCAGGATGATATAGATTATAGAGAGGATACTTACAAGTTTTGTGTTCCTCGCAGTAGTAGAGAGTTAAATGAAGCTGAAGAGTTAGTAAACAAATCCTATAGAGATAGAATGAAAGGGAAATATTTAATCTGTCATTACAAATATGATTGCAATGGTGGTAATACATTTAAAGTTCCTTATATTAGTACAGCATACAGATATTCATTGATATAATATGAAAAAGAAAATAAATAAAAAGAAAGTTCCAGCTTACGCTTTTGGTATAGATCAAGATTTAGAGATTGCTTCTATATTGGGAGCTGGTTTACAAGGCTTTACAGAAGAAGGATCTGGTGCAGATATTGCTGGCAGTACTCTAGGAGGTGCTGCCAAAGGTGCTTCTGTAGGTTCTGCTATTCTTCCTGGTATTGGTACAGCGGTAGGTGGAGTTATAGGTGGTGTTGGAAACCTTGTATCAGGTATCTTTAGAAAGAATGCAATTAATAAGCAAAAACGTATTAAAGCAAATGCTAAAGAAATAGCAATGGGGAAAGGTAATGCAGCTACACTTGAACAAAAATATTGGGATGATAATTCTCTAGCTTACACTTTTGAAAATGGTGGTATATTACCAGATTTAGCTTATGTAGATAATAATGAAGTAATAAGAGATGATTCTGGTAATATTATACAAGTACCTAATAGTAAACCAGGTACAGATAATCATTTAATAGATGCTTCTAATCTTGAATCTGTTCTATCTGATAGAATCAAAAGACCTGGTACAAATAAAACGTTTGCACAAGAAGGTAAAAAATTAGTTAACATGACTAAAAGAAGTAAAGGAAAAGATAGATTTGCTCGCAATGCTGATAGATTAAATCAGATAAATGCAAATGCAATGTATGAACAATTGCTTACAGAACAAGAAGCAATTAAAGCTAAGAAAGGTATTAAACCCAAAGTAAAAGGAATACCGGCATATGCAGATGGTAAATCTAGAAAACTGGGTAAAGAAATACCTTTATTGAGTGGTGAAGCTTTTGGTATTTATGCTGATGCTTTAAAAAAGTTCTTTACAGAACCAACAAAAGCTACAACTGCCAATAGTGCAATGAATGAAGCATTCGACATAAATGGTTTAAATCAACGAGGTGGTTTAGGTAGTAGAAAGTATTGGAATTCTACTAATTCTAGTATGACTGCAGCCCCTTATGGAGAAGCTGTACCTACACAAGGCGTAAACCCTATTACTGGGGAGACAATACCTGTAGGTGTAAATGAACCTTTATACGATCTCCCTGAAGTATCATTACCTGGTGCAGCACCCATAACAAAAGTTAAATCTGTTAGGAAACCTACCCCAGCAAGTAAGTCTGCTAAAGCCACTAACTCTCTTAATCAAGCTCCTTTACTGGATATTGAAGATTTTAATCCGTCTTTAACATCTGATCCTATTTATGCTCCATTGTTAAATATTGAAGAATTTAACCCTACATTAACACCAGATGAGATTAAAACACCTGGTAAGTCTTCATCTAACTTTGGCAGTCTGTCTGGTTTATCTCCTATACTGTATAATTGGATTCAAAGTAGACGTAGACCTGAAACAGAAGATCAAGTCCTTAATCCTTATACTGGGGCTATTAATAGAGCTATGGCTAGTCGTAGAGTTAATATAGAACCCACTCTTGCAGCTAATAGAAGATCTAGAGCAATCGCTCGTAATAACATGGCTAGACTTAATCCTAATACTGGTATGAATTTAGCATATGGAAATCAATTAGCTACTGGGGAATATGCTCAGAATGCTTCAGTATATGCTAATAGAGATAATGCTAATAATCAATATTTAGGCGAATACGCAAATATGATGAACAATTTAGGTCAGCAATATGTACAGAACACTGTACTTACTAATGACTTAAACGCTCGTAATAGAGCTGCTGCAAGAAACTTTGGTGCCACTGCTGCTGGTCAATTGGGTCAATGGTCTCAGACTAAAGAAAAGATGCGTAATCAGGCACGTAGAGATCGTCAGATATTACCTTACTTACAGAATTTCTTAAAATACGGTACAGTAAATAGTTTAGTTGATAGTTTAACAGTATAATTATGGCAGTAAATAGATATGACAATCCTGCACAAGCTCAATTTATAGATACCTATGTTCCAATCCCTTTTGAACAATTATATACATTGGGTAAGCAGGCAAATGAAAGAGTTGACAAAGCTTTAGCAGATTATAGAACTGCTGCAAATACGTGGGCTGAATTTCGTTCTAGGTCTATGAAAGATATGCAAACGTGGGATGCAGAAACTAGAGGTAAAGTACTTCCGATTATTGATCAAGCTGCTAAGAATCCAGAAGCAATAAAGAGTATGGAATGGCAAATGGCTCTACAATCTGCAATAAATAATGTAGATAGAGCTAAACTTTCTGCATTAAAACAGAATGCTGCCAATTTTGATGAATATGCAAAGCAAGTTCAAATTTTAATGTTGCATGACAAATATAATCCATTATGGCACGATAGAGATTTTACTAACTGGGATACTACTACTTCAGGATTATTTAATGAAGTTCCTTTAGCTTATTCTTCTATAAAAGACTTAACTAATGAATATGTAAATAATTTGAAGGATAGCTATCTTGGTAGAGAAGGTGGATTTATTTGGACCGGTGTTACAGGACAGCAAATTAAAGACATACTGGATGCCAATAGAAGTGGAATATTATCTACTCCGCAAGCACAAATGCATATGCAAACGTGGATGAGAAATCATCCCGGATCAACAGAAGAAGATGCAGCTAATGCTTTCATGCAAAGAGCTTATACAGATAATCAAGAATATATTCGTAAAAGTCCTACTGTAGATCCTTATGCTATGCAAGCGTTGAAGTATAAGCAAGCATTAGAAACTGCTAAATTAAAGAAGAAAGGTACAGAAAAAGAATCTATAGATTACCCTGACGCTTATAAAAAACTATATAATGATGCAGTAATATTTGAAAAACGTCAGTTAGAAAATAGTCCAGTATACTCACAAACTAGATTTGTAACTAACAAGTTCCAAGAAGCTGCATCAGCATTAATGGCTGGTGATATTACTCCGGAAGATTATAATTCTTTGGTAAAGGATTATGGAAAAGAAATATCAGATGCAACTGCTAATGATATTGCTAATCTATTTGCAACTAAAGCTGGAGAAATATTTCCTAAAACCGGAGTAAGAGCTGATAAATTGCCTCAGTATTACGATGCAGCTACTAGAGTACTGAACGATATTACGTACCCTTCTTCTGGTATGATTCTTAATAGTTACAATAAAGTTAAGAGTTCTAATGAGATTGATATTAATTTAGGCGGTTCAGTAACTAAAGGATATGTTACACCAGACACAGGTGGTTTAATATTAGCTACTGATTTTGTAAATAAAATCATGAAGGTTCCTTCTATTAAATACAATGTAGAAACTACAAATGGATTAGAAAGAAACTTTGCAGAAGATTTAAAATCTGGAGTATTCAAAGACGTTATCAAAACTCCTAGAGGTAGAATCATGTCATCAGTGGTAGATGGCATTCCTCAATTAATGCAGAGAGTAAGTGTAAGAATACCTTTACAAGCTATTAAGAATGCTGGATATGATGTAGATAGTTTTAAATCTATGGTTAGTAATTCAATGGGTATATCTGCAGAAACAGGTTTAAATGTCAAGCCTATTGATAAAAAAGATTACAATGATGCTTATGGTGGGAATGTACCATTAACTGGTGAATATTTTACATTTGATACAATGGAGCCGATTGATCCACATGGTATGACTAGAATGACATTTGATCAAGAAGTTAATGATATTCATGGTGGTTCAAAATTACAGAATGATAATTATGAGCAATCATTTACTGATGCTTATGATAGTTTAATAAACAGTTTATTACAATAATATATGGAAAAATCTATATTAGGTCAATATCCTACTGACAATACACCTAGCAAAGCAGCCTTATTAGGTAAGGCTATGGATACGGTCAATGCTCAGTATTCTCCTATCACTAATATTAAAACAGGTTATGATAGGAACTTAGAAACAACTCCATTAGATGATTATGAATACGCATATCTGTTAAATAAGGAAACTCCAGAGGAAACCTTAAAGGATAAGAGTTATTTAAGAGATGCTTGGACTACTTTTGCTAATAATAGAGATCAGATCAATTTAATGTCTGAGAGAGCTAAATTAGTAAAAGATATTAATCCTGTCATTGAAGATATTGATTATGAATTACAATACTTGAATGATAAGAAAATGCTTTTGAATCTTGAAAATGTCTTACCTACTATGGATAAGAGCTCTCAAGAATATCAAAATACCTTACAGCAATATGAAATTCTTAAAAACAATTTAGAAGCCAATTCTGAAAAGTATAATGCAATATTAGCAAAGTACAATGATTCAGAAGGTACAGATGTTGATAAGAGAATTGAATACTTAAATGGGGTAAGAGACTGGTGGGTAAATGAACAGTCCGAAGTAAACAAGAATATTCAGGATTATTATGATTCTATTACATCTAGATCTGAAAAGTATAAACCTTCTGCCAGATTTCAAATAAAAGAACAAAAGGCTCAAGATAAGCCTTTTTATGATTCTGATTATATATTGTACGCTGGTCCTGGTTTAACAGGTTCTTCTATGTCTACAATTGGCTCTTATGTGGCTGATGCATTAGCAACAGGTGCTTTATATCTCGGTAGACATTATGCTACTACTGGCGCTTTAAATGCTGTTCCTGGTGCTGGTGCAGTATCTAATCTTATTGGTTGGGGATCAGCTATTACTGCGGCAGCGATAAGTTTGGCAGGTAATATCTATAGTAGACATAGAGAATCATTAGCGCAAGTATATGGAGCTTATCGTTCTAAAATTGAAAAGGATCTTGAAAGTAAAGGTGTATCTATCCAGGATTATGTTCAAATGGGTAGAGATCAATTGAAACAACAGAATCCTAATATAGATGTTACAAAGATTTCAGATGATGAAATTATAGATAGAACTTTATCTGGAGAGATTAAAATCTCCGATGAAGTTCTAAACTCTTTAAAAGATTCAGCAGATAATGGCTTAGAAAATGTTTACAATAATAACATGGCTTTGTCTGCAATGGATGTAGCACAATCAGCTTTGATATTTGCTCCATTAGGTAAGGCTATGGGTAAGATTATAACTAAACCTATAGCAGGTGCATTAAAACCTTTAGTTAAACTGTCTGACACTGCTACTAAGAACTACAATAAGCTTATTGATGCTTACACTGGATTTAATGCTAGATTGGCTTATAATAGTCCTAAAATGAACATGTTGAGCAAGGGTGCTAAAGCTCTAGCTCGTATGGGTTTTGCTGCTACTGGTGAAGCTTTTGAAGAAGGTAATCAGGATATATTTGACTACGATTACATTCATAATCAGTATGATAAAGATTCTTCTGGCGTATTCTCATCATTACTTGGGTTAGCTGAAGCTAATTATCGTACTGCAAAGATCTTATCAGGAATAGATACTGAATCAGAATTAGCTAATGATCCTCAATTCTGGAATGATGTAAAAGGTGGTTTTGCATTAGGTATGTATTTAGGTGGTCCTACTACTGCATATCACGCTGGTATTGATATGCGTAAAGACTTCGTTGCCAATACGTTTGTTAGAGATATGGTAGCAGATAACATAGCTAAGAAAGATGCTATGAATAAAGCTGTGACATACGCAGACAGAGCATCAAAATCTATGCTCAATTACAAAGATAGTGTACTTGAAGTATTAGAGAATTTTAAATATCATATGCCTGATGGTCTTACTGAGGAAGATATAAATGCTGAAATCAAAACTGCGAATAATGTATTTAACTTAGCTAAGTCTAAGACTACTAAGAACATTGGTAAACAATTAGGTTATTCTGCAGGTACTACAGAATATAATACATTAATTGGTTTACAGCATGTAGCTCAATTAGATTTACAAGAAGCTGTAAACAATGCAAAAGCAGCTCAGGATGCAGATAATAAATTGTATGCAGATCTTTCTGAAGATGCTTTATTGAGTAATTACACTCCAGAAGAAAAGCTAGCAGCTATTACTTTGACTAAGTTGAATGTACAGAAAGAAGCTTTACAGGAGTTAAAGAATGCGATTGAAGCTCCAGCAGAAGATGGTAAAACTAAATTTGGTATTACTAATAGTGATAATTCTGTAGCTAAATCTATTTTAAAGACTATACCTAAAGCTATTAAGAACATTGATATTCAATTGGCTCAAGTAGCTGCTGATACAAAGTTTAGTACAGATTTTGTAGCAGCTCCTCATGTTATGCAGACAGGTGTGGATAGCTATGCGAACTTAATGTTAGCTCAGCATGATGCTTTGGTAGCAGAGCATAAAATGAATGAGATATTCGGCAATACTCTGGAAAATGGCAAACTTACTAGTTTTGATAAAACTACAGACAAATCAAAGAAAAAGATATTAAACAATATCAAAAAGAGAATTGAGAACTACCTGAATAATTCAGATGAATCTAGTAGAATTGCAGAAGATAATGCTAAACAAATTGTTGAACAGGATATAGCTTCTACAGAAAAAGAAGTAGCTAATAATGGTACAGATAACAATGAAACTGTAGCAGCAAGTAAAATTGCTCCAGAAGTACAAAGAGAAGAAGTTGAAAAACCACAATCCCCTGTAATGGATTCTAGGGCAAAATCCAAAGTAAACACAGAAATACCTGCACCAGAACCTACTGTTCCTGAAGCAACGCTTGAAACGCAGCCTGAAGAAGAATTAGATCCAATAGGAAAGCGTATTGATTTGAAAGATTTTGACCTTTCTGTAGAAGAAATTCTTGGTGATCCAAAAGATTATATCAGTGCAGAAGCTTATGAAGAAGTAAAAAAAGATTTAATTGAGGGCAAAACATTTATAGACTCCATATCTACAGAAGATGGAGAACTTATAATTTACACAAGTAATGGTGGTGTTATTGATGGAAAAGCAGCTTCTATAATAAATGATAAATATTTCAATAAAAAAGAAGATACAGAATTCCCTACAAAGAGTTTGGAAGAACTAGCTGCAGAATTTGAAGCAGAACGTAAAAGGATTGCAGAAGAAAGTAAGACAAAAGCTCCAGTAGTAGAAGATGTTGAAGAAGAGGATGAAGAGTTTGCTTTTGCTACAGATAAAGATTTGAGAGCAGCTGCTAATGCTGATGCAGATCCTTTAGCTGCTGCTACAGATGAAGATAAAAAGGTATCGCAAACAGTAGATACTATTACTCCAGATATTACTGTAGAACAAAAAGTTGAACAAGCTAAAAGGAAATTAGCTACTGAACAGAAATATGATAATAAAACGGATATGGATTCTGAGGCTAGAGAATATGAAGATTCTTTAGAAATAGAAGAATTAGCCAAAGACACTGTATCACACACACTATTCTTCTCCCCAGATTCTACTACTCCTATATTACCGGGCTATAAATCTGGTAAAGAATTAGCAGAGAAAATCAAAGATCCTAATTTCTTTACAGACAGTTTCTGTGAATTTATTATCAATGAATCTTACACTGAAAAAGGTAGCAAGCCATACAAAAAAGGTGATAAGACTACATACGATAGTGCCTCTATCATATTAAGTGTAGAACATCCTACAGGTAAGTATGCTTTAGCACTTAAGACTCCTAAAGGAGCTAGAATTAAATTTGATGCAGATATTGCAGGCATTCGTAATAGTGCTACAGCAGAAGAGCTTAATACAATTGAACAAGCTAATGAAGTTTCTATAAATGACTTAAAATCTTTTAGAAACGCAATCATTACTGCCATTGAAAATAAGACAGAGAATGAAGTTATTGTACCAAGTACTATCAGTAGAACTAGAGGTAGATATAATGTAAATAGAAATGGTCAAAAGGCAGTATTCAGACCTGTACAAGAAGTAAAAGGTTTTGCAATTCCATCCAATGTGTATGACATTACTCCAGAAAATGTAACCTTTGGTATCAGTAATGGTATTATTTCTGACAGTTTGATTCTTGGCGCTGGTGGTGAAATATTGAATGGTACTGGTGGTAGTGGTCAGTTATTTATCTATCCCCCCAAATCTAGTACACTTAATAATTCAGAGATACCTGTACAAGTTAATTTACAAAGATTTGACAGAAAACAAGCTGAATTTCTTGCAGATTTACTTTTGAATTATGGAGCTTCTCCTGAGTCTTATTATAAGAATACAGAAATTGTAGCTGGGGAATTGATTGACTTTATGGTTCGTTTCGGTGATAAAACCAAAGTTACATCTGATATTCCTACCTTCAATTGGATGAAGAAGAAACAGCTTTATGTAAATGATAAAGGTGATCTGGTAGTAGGAGAAAAATCTTATCATGTAGGTAATATGTCTTCTCAAGACAAAGAAGATCTTATTAATGATTTAATGGGATTTCACTGGAGAGCTAATAGAGAGAATTTCTTTAGTCCTATAGGTGATGCTTTACCTTCCTTAAAAGAAGCGTTTACAAAAAACAGTTCTTATATATGGGAAGACGCTATTCCTGGCGTAATATTACGTAGAGAGGATTTCTTAGGTAATACAAAACATACCCCTTTGTATACAATGGGTTTGTTTGTTACAAACGATTTAATCCAGAGTGATTTACAAGATCAATTGTTCAAAGATTCTTTTGCTTATGCGGACGATATTCAAACTATATCTAAGAAAGTAGAAAGTGATAAGGCAGTTGAAGAAACTAAAAATAAGGTTGAAAATATAGCCAATATCCCTACAGGTACTTCTGCAGTAGAGCCAGAAGAATTAACAGAAGAATCAAAAAAGATTAATGAAATTACCAAGAATGGCACAATTGACCCGTTTGCTATAGAAGACGATGACATTGATATTCCTATGAGACGTCTTACTGGTAAAGTAACTAAAGAGGTGTCTAACGAGGAAATAGAATGGTTCAAAAAGAAATTAGGTTTCCAAAGCGATTCTCTTACAATAGTAGATGATGCTATATCACTAGGTAACAATGTGTATGCTATGGGTCTTGTTAGGCAGGATTCTACATTACTGTGGAAAGGCGCAGAAATAGGTACTTTATATCATGAAGCATATCATAGAATATCATTGTTAACTATTTCACCCAAAGAACGTCGTAAGATATACGAAGCTTATAGAAATAGAACTGGTTTAATCGGTACTGATAAAGACATTGAAGAAGCTCTTGCAGAAGACTTTAGGCAGTATATGCTGAATAAAGTTGAACCAGATTTAAACATCATCAAAAGAGCTTGGAAAGCAATTAAAAACTTTATTAGTAAATGGGTTTGGAGAACTGATACCACTATTGATAACATCTTTGATAGAATCAATACAGGGTATTATAGTAGATCTAAACAGAATTCTGCAGCTGTGCAGGAGTTCTTAAATGCATACAAAGGTGCAGGAGCTCCATTTAAGTTAGGTGGTCATAATTTCAAAAACATTACAAACACACAGTTTAAAGAAAGTGTTAATTCATTAGTTGCTTCTTTGTTTACTTTGAATAACATAAAGATGCGAGATGATTTAACAGGTTTAAATTATAGTTTGTTAAAGAGTGCCTTAGAACCTTCATTAACAGATAAACTTGTAGAAAACGGAAAGATCACCAAAGAACAAGGAGAGGCTAGAAAAGAAATATATGAAACCTTTGACAGTGTATTCTTACCAGCAATTATAAGAAAACTGAATGAATATCAAATCAGAGCTGTAGACAAACAGGAAAATATCGACCAAGAAATAGATGAAAAGGCCGAAGGTTCTGCTGTAGGAGATCAAATGGCTACATATATCCGTGAGTCATTAGAGACCTCAGTAAAAGATAATGCTTTAGCATCTATTAAAATCTTCATTGCTACTATGCCTAAAAGAGAATTCTATGAGGCAGAAGTTAAGAAAGAAGATGGTACCATTACAAAAGTACAGAAAACTAGAACTGTATTGAGTCCTGTTACAGGATTACCTCTTATGGTTGATTTTGATTCTACATGGAACACTATAATCAATGAACTACATTCAGAGAATACATTTGAAGGTATGATGAATAAGTGTGCTAAATGTGCAAAATCATTGCCTATCTTTGACACATTATACAGAGAATTGTATAAGATATCAAAGACTGTTCCTGGAGAATCAGAAGCCCAAGTAATAGCTAGAGAGAATTTACAGACTCAATTTAGAAATACCTTTAGAAAAGCTAAACATAAACTTATTGGTATCTTGTCTGAAAAGATTGAAAATACTAGTGGTAATGATCAAACTAACTTGTATGTAAAGGATGAGAATGCAAATAAAATCTCTAAGAACATCATTGAAGGTTGGAATTATGGTTTACTTAGGATGACTGAGTTAATAAATTTTGATGGTAATAATTACACATTAAAAACTACTGATAATAAAACCAATGTAGAATTATTATTAGATGATTACCACAAGATTAATAATCTACTCAAGAATTATAAGAATAAACCAAATGCTAAGCTTAAGAATGGTCAGACTTATAAAGAGTACGTAGAAGCTAACGTCATCAAAATAAAGGAACATATATTATCACTTTTGGGTAGAGCAGGTATATCTGTGGATATGGCTACATTAAACTCATTCTTGATTAAAGAATACTATGATTCAAATACTGCAGAACAATTAGTAAACCTGTTTACTGATGGTAGTAATGCTGGTTTATCATTCTTATTCAGCAACAAGTTAAAAGATGTACTGAAAATTGAACCATCTGGTAATGTACCTGGTACATTCAATAGACATATTAGCAGATACTATGACGATTCTAAATTCTTAGGTAGATTGTCTGAAACTTATGGTATGACACATCCTAATTTAGATGAGTTGGCTGTATTAGCCACTGATGGTAAATTGTTATATCCTATATCTGATCATAACTACTTGACAGATATGGTTCAGAATCTTGATAATGATCCAGCTACGGTAGAGGCTCTTACTAAAGTATTGTATAATACTGGTAATAATGCTAATCCTAATTACTTTAAAGGTTCTTATTTACTTACAAATCTTTATAATAATCCTACTACCTCTGGTAAAATAGGTGTTGAAACTTTGGTTTATTTTAAAGAGCAAGGTGGTGGTGATAAAGGACGTAAGTACACAGAAATCTCACCATTGGAAGATTATATTGCTAAAATGACACTTACTCAGAAAGGTAGAATTGTTTTACCTACTATGGGTGACTCTCAGACATATAATACTTTATATGGCACAGCTATCAACAATTTCAATCAACCTTTAGATACTACTAACAATCAAGTTAAATTTAATGCCAAGGTATTGACCAGATTTATTAATTACTTTGAAACCGAATTAGATACTATTGAATTCAACTATAAGAATGAAGGTAATCTGACAAAGGAACAAAAAGTAAAGAACTATGATACTGGTAACAGAAATGGTTACAGATTTAGATATTTTAATGGATTCTTTAAACTTAAAGAACAACCAACCTTAGGTGGTATTGAATTTGTAGATGATTTCTCTGACTTCAATGAAGCTCTCAAACTTGCTGAAGACGTTGGCGGTAATGATTTAGCATTATCTGTAGTAAACCAAATAAAAGCAGCTTGGGCTAAGATGAGTAATTCTGATAAAGCTTTATTAATGAATGAATATTTAATAGATGCTTTTAAAGATGAATTAGATTATGCGAAAGAAATAGGTATTATTGATTGGAATGGTAAGGATTTTACTAGTGTAAAGAGTTTAGCACTTCCCCAAAAAGCATTAGATGATGCAGAAAATCACTATAAGAAACGTCAAGAAGTATCAAAATACAGCAAAGAATTAGCTGCTACTGAATTGATGGCAAACTATTTTGCTAACACTATATCCTCAGTAATAGAGTTTGAGAAGTTATTTATTAAAGATCCTGCATATTATAAAGATCCTGTAGATAAAATCAAACGTCTTCGTGAGGTATTGTCAACTGGTGTTACTCCCAGAATAGATTATGGAGAAGGTAATGAATTATCAAACTTAACTGAAGTTAATGTAGGTACTTTATCAGATAATGTGATACCTAGTAGACAGCTTGATAGAATCAATGAATTTGCTAAAAAGTCAGCTGCAGTAAGACTGTTACAGGAAATGCATGACATGACTCAAGAAGAAGCTCTTGCGATGTATGAAAGTGGTGAAGCATTACCTCAAGACGTTGAGGACGCTGCTAATCTTGTAGTTGATAGTAAATTCGGTGGTTATACCAAAGTAAATCAAACAGATGCTACAGTGCTTATATCTCCAGAATTCTATAAAGAATTAGTGAGAAGAATTGATGGATGGACTCCAGAAGTAGCTAAAGCTTTTGACATCTTGAATAACCCTAAAACAGACTATGAAGCTGATCCGGACACTTATAATGAAGCGTTAGCCGTTACATTAAAACCTTTGAAATTGATGTATTTCGGTGATCATTATGATGTAAATGCAAAGAGAGACATACCCGTATTTGACAAAATGGCTATGTTCCCAGTTCATAGAATATTCTCTACAGGGGATATGGGAGAAGTATTAAAAGTAATGCAAGCCAGAAACATACACATGCTTGCGTTTGAATCTGCAGTTAAAGTTGGTCAAAGAGTTGAAGAAGTTAAATCTAAGATTTACACAGATAAATCAAATACCAAGGTAGACGTAGAAGGTTTAATGAACATGCCTACTCACAAACAGTCTTTAGTTAATTTTAGACGTCAGCTAGTAACTGATCCACACCATGCAGATAGACAGATGTTTGTATCTCAGGCTCAAAAAGCAGCTATGGGTAACATTAGAACAGCTTGGACATATACTACTCCCAACGGTGTATCTTACTCAGGACAAGAAGTTATTGATAACTTCAATGGAGCTCATAACGCTATTACTGAATTTGGTAGAAAGAGTATAGAAAAAGACTTCGGTATTGATGCCAATAATCCACAAGCTAGTATTGTTAAGTTTGCCAATATTCTTAAGAGAAAAGCAGAAAATTCAAACATGAACGATAATGTTTTGAATGGTCTTACTGTAGAAGATGGCAATACTAATGCTCCTATTTCAGGTTTGTCTGATAACTCTTGGATTGAAAGTGGTCTTATATCAATGTTGAACAAAGCCATAGTAGATACCAATCTACCTGGTGGTATGTTCATTCAGATGTCTTCTATTTTATATAACAGATTAGCTGTAACATCTGATGCCAACAATGTAAGAAAGCTTAATTTTGTTAACAATGATGGTAGTATGGATTGTGTTATATCAATTAACTTATTGAAACACATCATACCTAATTATGATAAAATGACTTTCAGTCAAGCTAAAGCGTGGTTAATAAACCACGATATAATTGGTCCAGATACAAAGGCAATAGCTATGGGTTATCGTATCCCTGCACAGGGTCAAGCTTCTACAGCAGCTTTAAAAGTGGTGGACGTTTATCCTGAACAGATTGGTGATACTATTACTCTTCCTGATGAATTTACAGCCCTTACTGGGTCAGACTTCGATTAACAACATAGTTGAAGTAAAACTCCTTTAATTGCTGGAAACCCCTTAGAGCTCATTTACTACAGCATAATCTGAAAAGATATGTGCGAATGTTTGAAAAACAATGAGATTGGACAATCAGCAGCTAAGCCCCGTATAGGGGAAAGTTCAACGACTATCGAACGCATAGATCAAAAAATGATCGAAGAAGCAAGTAGAGTAGCCGAAAGGCGAAATGGGGAGCACTATCAAAGTGAAGATATAGTCTAGCCCCACTGGAAACAGTGGGTACAAGCGATTGATAAATTATTTATAGCAAGATATAACTATGACAATAATGGTAATAGAATCAAGTTCGAAACAAAAGATCAGTATGTTCAGAGATTGAAAGCTACTGGTTTAGATGATGAAACTGTAGTAAGAAAAGCTTATGAGAGATACAATGGTAAAACTGATTTTGAAGCAAATAGTAGAGAAGCAAATGAAAACATGCTTCTTGATATGTATTTGTCAGTAATTAGCAATCCTATGAACTTTGCAGAAGCTAGACAGCCTCTTGATACTGTGACAGATTATCTGAAAGATAAGATTCTTAAGGATGTTGATAAATTAACTGGTCAAGGTAAGAGAACTAGTAAATCTCAATTGTATTTCTCTACTCCAGCATTCCAGAGTAGGACTAAAGCTGAGTTGAATGGCGGTAAGTTTGGCATTGGTCCGTTTGCATTAGCTAATGCTCATCAAGTGTTAACTCAATTAGTTAAATTGAATTTCAAACCAAATAAAGTATTGAACGATTATGGTATACGTGATTTGCATCATATTCAAAGTGAAGATACAAATAAGATCAATGTTTTAGACTGGTTATCTGCTTTGATTAATGCTCACGTAGACGTAGCTAAAGACCCATATATTATTCGTTTGAATGTACGTAAATTAACTTTTAACATGACTAACTTCTTAATTAGAAGTGGTAAAGGTGAAAGTACATTCTATTTCTTACCTCAACAGATATTGAAAGACTATGCAACAGAGTATGATAAGTATTCTGGTTTCTATGGTGTTGAAATACCTGCTGGTAAAAATCCTGAAAGATTAGCATTTACTAAAATTTGGAACGATTACTATAAGAAAGCAAAAGAGTTATCCGGTGGTAAGAAAGAGAATCTTCTGAACTATCTTAAGGATAAAGGTGTAGGTACTAATCAAAGAAAAACTATGTTTACTGTACCACATCTTAGAAAACAATTGCAGAAAACTGAAACTTTTGATTGGTACTATAATCAATTATTAATTCTTAAGGCTTATGAAGAATTAACTCCATTTTCTAAGAGTTTGTCAGAATTAACTAACTTATCTCAAATTGATACTAAGAGATTTGGTAATAACTTTGGTTTACAAAGCGCATTCTTGGATAAATGGAAACAGTATATGACTGAACAGGCTGTTTTCGACAATCCTTTGAAAGTGTTTACTAATACATTCTTGGGTAAGAAAATGATCGATGGATTAGTATTTCCTAGAAATGCATTCCAGAATGTCATGATTAGACTTACTCCAGAATTTGAAACCTTACGATCATTAATTGAATACTATACCAAAGGCTATGCAATAAGTGATGATACATATATTAACAACATCACTAGAGCAATGGAAGTATCCTATAAGACTAAATTCTTTAATCAGTATGTTAAAGATAATCAAATGGGATTTCGTGGTATGCTGTTTGGTAAGGATAGTATTTCTAGAAGATTAGATAGACTTAAATCCGATATATTACAAGGCAAATACCCTTCATTACTCGGGAGTGATGGTAGTTTTTCAAATGTGTTGATTAACAATATCTTTAGCAGACCTAAAGAAGATGATGCAGAATTACAAGGACCTGACTTCATTGCATATAAACCCAATAAGAGTGGTGATAATAATTTAGAAAATGAAATAATTCGTGCTTGGGAAGAACTCTACGAAAGTGATTATAAAGAAGTAAGAGAATTTGCTAAAGATCTTGCAATATATTCTTTCTATACTTCTGGAGATGCTTTTGGTAAAAATAATATATTTAGATATGTTCCTAACTCCATAAGAGAAGAAATAGGGTATTTTGATTATATTAGAGAATTGGAAAAACATCCTGAAAACGTTATATCCCAAATAGATTTACAAGAGGTAATTAGAAATCTGTGGTGGAATGATCATGTAGTTCCTGCTATTGAATACTATAAATTGGATTCTAGCTATGAAACTATTGAAGAAGAAGGTAGAGCAGTATACAGACCTGTTGCTCATGATGATAGTGGATTATTTGTAACCAATAAGAAAGGAGAACAAGTTGAAATACCATCTATAATTTATGATGAATCTAGTAAATTTAGAGGTATTGTAGGTTATAATGAAGCTGGTAACCCTATACATTATCTTTACAAGAAAGTTAAATTAGATAAGAATAATGATCCTAGAACTACTTTCTTATACAAATACATCGGTATAGATGAAAATAAAGTACCAGTATATCAATTAATTAATAAAAAAGGTTTAAGTTATAAGGGTAATGTACTTGTTGAATTTGGTTTTAAGAAATCTTCTATAGGCTATAATAATATAGTACTTACAGGTTTAGACTTTACTCCATCTAAAGCTATAACTTATGTACAAGATTTAACTCCTGTTAAAGCTAGTTTACAGACTAAGATATTCAATCAAGCTGGAGAATTCAATGAAAATGCTTTACAGACTGTAGCTACTGAAAACGTTGACTTACAGAATACTGAACCTTTAGCTTATCAAGAATGGTCTAAGACTCATCAATCAAGAAATGGTGAAGCTGCATCTCAAGAAGCTTATCAGCAGTATCTTGATAATTTTGAATACGGTGCAAAAAGACAGATATCTACCAAATCTAGAAAAACTTACACTGGGATGATAAATTCACTAGAGCCAAATCAAATATTTGTATTTGGCAGTAATACTCAGGGTAGACACGGCAAAGGAGCAGCATTAATTGCTAAGAATAAATTTGGTGCTGAATATGGCAATCCAGAAGGTCCTCAAGGTCAGTCTTATGCTATTATTACTAAGGATTTAACTAAACGAACACATCCTTCAAGAACTCCTGAACAGATAAAAGAACAAATTCACAATTTGTATGAGTACGCTAGAGAAAATCCAGATAAAGAATTTTTAGTAGCTTACTCTGGTACTGGACAAAATTTGAATGCATATTCAAATCAAGAAATGGCGAACATGTTTAGCAGTGAACCTATTCCTGATAACATAGTATTTGAACAAAGTTTTAATGAATTAATTCTTACCAATCAAGTATCTACTGTGGCAAAAAAACCTAATACAGTTCCTACTACAAAGATAATATCTGGTGGTCAAACAGGTATAGATCGCTTAGGTTTGGAAATAGGTAGAGAGTTAGGATTAGAAACAGGTGGTACTACTACTCCAGGTTACTACACTGAGAATGGACCAGATACTAGTTTACAAGATTTTGGTGTAACTGAAATAGCTCCCGAATTGCAAGCTGGTAGAAAAGGCAAAGAATTCTATTTGCCAAGAACTGAACAAAATGTTATTAATTCTGATGGAACAGTGTACTTTAGCACAGATGAAGATAGCGCTGGTAGAATTGCAACACAAAGATTTGCTAAGGCTCATAACAAACCATTTCTATTAAATCCAACTAGTCAAGAACTAGCACAGTGGCTTGTAGATAATAACATTGGTGCATTGAATGTAGCAGGTAACCGTGGTTCTAAAGTGTCTCCTGAATTTGATTCCCAAGTAAGAGAAACTATTAGAAATGCTTTTAAATCTCCTACTCAACAGGATCTATTTGCACAAGAGGAGGTAAAACCTTCAGAAACTCCTACTCAATTTAATGAAACACCAACTGTTCCTAAAAAAAATCCTTTTAACATTACTGATGTATCTGAAGATAAAAGACAATTATTTGCTAAAGATGCCGAAATTACAATAGATCATATAGAAACTCCTACTGATCAAGATATGGATGATTATCTATTTAGCGAAGTAACCATTGTTACTACTACTGGAGCCCGAATACAAATGGCTCCAAAATCCGGTTATCAAGATCTTAACGGAGTAGTCAAAAATAAAGATATCAAAGCAATAATTGGTTTGAATTATTTACTTGAAGAATATTTAAAAAACAATCCATCAGAAATCAATAAATTTGCAGCATCTACATTATCTGAAGCAGCTAAGTATGTTTATGGAAATGAGTATGACTCTGAAATGGATAGTTTTAAATCTGATTACGCTGATTACATTAATGCTTTGACAGACTTAACTAAACTTGACAAATCAACCGAACAAAGAATAAGAGAATTAGAAGATTATGCTAGCCAAATAGGTTTAACAGAAGCTTTACCCAAAGTAGAAGAAGTAAAACAAGCTGTTGAAGAAACTAAGCAAATACAAGATAAATATGTATATACTTTTGATGATGGTTTAGAAGTTAAACTAGATTTTGAATTGAATGACCAACAGAAATCTGCTTTGAAAGAGTTAGAAGCATTTGTTAATGGAGATGATACATCTATTACTTTGTCTGGTTATGCTGGTACAGGTAAGACTACTATTATGGGTATATTTAATGAGTATTTGAAGCGTAGAATACATGCAGATATTATTTTCTCAGCTCCAACCCATAGAGCGAACGCTGTAACTAGACAGAAAACCCCAAATGCAAAAGTGGTTACACTTCAAAGTTTATTGGGATTACGCCCTGATTTTGACATTACTGAAGATGTGTTTGATTTGCACAAGTTAAAATTTGAACAGGTTGGTGATGTTAAAATAGAATCTGATTCAATAGTTATCGTTGACGAAGCCTCAATGATTCAAGACAGTTTATATGATTTCTTACTTGAACAAATTGCAGCAAAAGGAGCTCAGATTATATTTGTGGGGGATAAAGGTCAATTAAGACCAGTAAAAGCAAATAATATATCTAAAGTATTTAGAAATGATGGTGCACAATTACAGTTAACCAAAGTAGAAAGAACTGGGGATAATCCTATATTGAAAGAATCTACTAGAGTAAGAAATGGGGAGGGCTTTAGCTATGAAACAGACATTGCTCCTAATGGTCAAGGAGTTGAGTACTCATCAGATAAAACTAGAATTAGAGAATTTGTTAAAACTTCATTGAAAGAAATGAAAGATTCACAAGATCCTCTATATTTTAGAGTCTTGGCTGCAACAAATGCTTCTGTAGAAGCTTATAACTCTGCAATAAGACAAATTCTATATGGTAGGAGACCAGCGCAACTGTATGAAGGAGAACTTGTAATGGGTTATTCTAATAGAGAATACGATTCTTTAAGAAAGAAGTATAAATTAATGAATAGTGGAGACTACGTAGTGCAAAGTGTTAAACCCACTACTATTCAAATTGATTTAACATATCCTGACAGAAAAGAAAGTATAAGTATGGAAGGATATAAAGTTACTCTCAAAGATGCAATAGATACTTCTGCTTCTTCGTTTACTATTGATGTAGTATCTAATTTTGAAACAGATGAAAATATCATAAAAGTTCAAGAATATATACAGACCTTGTGGAGTATGCGTAATCAATTGTTAGCTGAGGGAAATCCGACTGCAGCTAGATCTGTTATTGAAAAAATTAATAATATACAAAATAGAATTCACACTATGCGAGATATCAAAGACGCTAATGGTAGATTAAAGCTTAGAAAATCTTTTGATTACGGATATGCTCACACCATTCATAAATCTCAAGGTGGTACTTATAGTAAAGTTTTAATTAACGACAGTAGTATAAATACTTTTGGGTTTAATGATAAAAATGGTCAAGAAGTAAGACAAGAATTGAAGTATGTAGCAGTATCTAGAGCAAAGAATTATGTAATGGTCCAGACTTTAGAAAAAGCAAAACAACAAGTAGTAGAGGATTATGATTTAGATGAAGAATTTGTATCTGCTACTGCAGCTGATTTGAAACAAGCAGCTAATGATTCTGCTACAGAAGAATTAGATAAAATGGGTAAACAACGTAAAAAAGAATGTGAATAATTATGCAGTGTTTAAATATTAAAAATCCAGAAGTTGCAGCTTTACTTAAAGAGTATACAGAAATATTAGGTAGTGAGAATGCTGCATATTATGTTCTTTCAGAAAACAATGGATATGGTTTAGATAAGGCTCCCAATGGGGAGCCATCTAAGCTATTTTCAGACCTTTTAGAGCATTATAATGGTGACAGGGTAGCTGCTATTCAAGCTAAAGCTAGAACTTATTCTAAGAGCTTTAAAGAGTGGTTTGGTGATTGGGTTAATCCATTAAAACCTGGTGATATCATTTTTGGTCATCCCGCAATTGGTAAAACATACTCATTGGAATCTGGTAAATATAAGGATAAAATCATCGATTGGGATGTAGAGTTCAATGAAAAACGAGACAAATGGATTGAAGACCATTCAAATACTGTTAAAGGAACTCCAGAATATAAAAAAGCTAGAAATGAGTATTTGATTTATCCAGAAAACCATCCAGATTATGTAGAGTTTCTTACAGAAGAATGGGAAAGAGTGAAAAGTAAAACTAAAAAAGAAGGTAAAATATTATTTGCTTCTCCACACAATTTACTTAAAATGTTTTCACAGGACTTCGACAGAATTATAAATTTAAAAGACGAAGATTTTGTAAAAAGAAATATTGAAAGAGGTGGGAAAGAAAGAGAATCTAAATTATGGAAAGAAGGAATAAATGAAACAATTTCAAATACTACAGGGATACCTGTAGAATATTTAAATGAAAATCAATATTTTGAGGATTATTTAAATAAACATCTTGGTATATCCAAAGTAGTAGACAAGAATGGTGAACCTTTAGTAGTGTACCACACTGTAAACCCTAACAGAGACGCATCTTTTGAAGTGTTTGATACGTTTCCAGAAGGAAAGGAAACAATGATCTATCATACGGATGATAAAGAGATGTCTTTTACATATGGTAAAAATCATAAAAAGTTTAAAACTATAGATAGTGTAAAGCAAAGACTGTCTAAAATTCCAAAAGAAATAGAAAATGCAAAAAAATATCGAGAAAGTCTAAGCGGCTATAGTGAAGAATACATAACAAACGAGTTGGGTTATACCTCGTCAAAGGACCCTCAATGGTTGGCACACGTGGAATATATACAAAATGAGGCAAACCGGATTATAGAACAGCTTGTATCTGAGCAAATCGAATTAGAAAGCATAATAAAAAATCCAAAGAAAATAGAATATGTTAAATCCAACTATGTTTCTTTAAAAAATCCACTAATCGTTTATGGAAAAGGTCAAAATTGGAACGAATTGTCCGTTAATGACAAAGATGACATTTTGGCAAAAGTGGCGTATAACGATAGTTATAATGCTTTTAAATCTAGTACAGAAGCTAGAATCCGTAACGAAATTATAGAAAGATCTGATGAGCAACGCAAAGAAATGTTCGCAATTTTAGATTTTGAAGACGTAGCAATTCCAGACGAAATCTCTGAATTAAATTCTAGAATTGACAATGAGCTTGAAATAGAATTTCCAAACGGTCCTTTTGAATTAGAAAGTACTAGATCCATAGAAGAAAAATACAGAAAATCAAAATACGATGGAATAATTTTCAAAAATATAAAAGATTATGGAGGTGGTACTACTGTGTTCCAAAAAACAGACCCTCACAATGTTTTTGCTGCTAAAAACCCAAATCAAATTAAATCAATAGATAATCAAGGTACATTCTCTACTCAGGATAATAATATCTATAATCAAGAAGCTGCTACTCAAAACGCTACTGGTAGAAATAAAGAATTAGCTTTATTACTGCAAGAAATATATCCAAATATTGAAGTAAGTGCATTAACAGATCCCAATCTTAGAGGACAGGCTCAAGTAGAAGGATATATGGCTGGTAGAGTGTTACTAAATGCTGCATTAGAAAATCAAGACACCTTACCTCATGAGTATGCTCATCATTATGTTGCTTGGTTTAGAAATACTCCTCTTGTACAAAGAGGTACAAAACAATTTGGTAGCGAAGAAGTTTTAGTACAAGCAATAGGTGAGAATTCTGTTAAAGCATTAAAATGGTATAATAGATTCTTCAACTGGTTGAAAGGATTATTTAATGAAAAACAAGATAATCTAAACGAGATTACAAAAGCGTTTTTATCTGGTCGTAGATTAGATAATTCTTACTTCTTTGGTAAAGAAACACACAATCAAAAAGTCGTTGAGGTTCCAGAAGCTATAAATAATATATATGACAAATTGATGTCTTCTATTCATCGTAGAATGAAAGATATCCAGTATTCTAAATATGCAGATCCAAATAAACTAGATGAACTGAGAGCTTTAGAATTTAGATTAAATCAGTTAGAAAACGATAAAGCCACATTAGAATTCATAGATTACATGGATCAAGATATCAATTCTGCATTAGATGAAACCTTAAGAATATTATCCAAAGTAAAAGAAGCTGCTAAATATGGTAATGATCATGAAATCTCTAATGCTGAATTGGATCTGATTAAAAAAGGTTATATTGGATTCTATAACAATATTGCTACTAATTTGCAGAATATGCTAGATGATGATACTACTTTTGATTATTTCAATAATGAACAATTGATAAACGATACAAAAGTAGCATTAAAGAGAATCATGGGTAATTATGCAGAACTTGTTAGAAATTTCAATAATGTAGTTGACATAATCGCCAAAGATAATTTCATAAAAGAAGCTACCAAAGCCGGTTCTTATACTGTAGATCAATTGAAAAACATTCTAGAAGAAGGTGATTTAGATATTAACTTGTGGGATCAATGGGTTGGTAGTACACAGTACTCTAATAGTGAATTAGTTAGAATAATGATGAATAAGATAATCGCTGTTAAGAATGCTGTAGCAGATGAAGAAAGAATTAAAGGTAAAGAACTGTTAACTTTGTTAGACCAAGTAGATAAAGCTAAATTGGCTTATTTTCATGAGAAAACAAAAGATGGTCATAAAACAGGGTTTATGACTAGAGATTTGAATTACGGTGAACATTATCAGAAGCTTTTCAAATATCAAAGAGATTTAGCAGATAAATTAGGTTTTGGAGATAAAGATATATCAGAAGTACCAGGTCTACTAAATAAAGAACAGTTAAAAACTTGGAACACTGAGAACAATAAATGGCACGCTAAATATAGTATTCGTAGATTTGTACCAGAGTATTATGAACTAACAAATAGTCTTAGTGAAGAAGCTAGAACAAGAAGAGATACAATTAATATGGAAATCAATCTACTTCTTAACAGTACTAGGGATACAAATGGTGATATACATAGAGAATTATTATCTAATGAAGACTATGGTAAATTACAGGAATTAGAGAATAGTAGACGTAATTTAGCAAACCCATTCTATGCAGACGGTACTACAAAAGCTGGTTTAGATTTAGAAATAGCTAGAGAAATGCAGCAATATAATGAAAAGCTTAGAGCTAAGTTGAACTATAAACCTAATATGGAAAAGTACAACAAAGCTAAAGCAGCTGCTAAGAAGAATCTTTCTCCAGAATTATTCAAGAAATGGGAGGAGAGAAATTCTGTTGAAAGAATTAAAGAAGAATTCTGGGAAGACATTAAGATGCTATCCTCTAATCCAACTAAATCTGACAATCAAGTATTGTATGAAAACGCTAGAAAGAATCTCTTGAAATTGTATGCTAGAGAAGACGGTACATTTAATACTGATGCCATGCCTGAGAATGTTAAGTCTATGATAAATACATATGACGTAATGATATCCGATGAAGCTATTGCTAACAGAGATAAATCAAAAAAATCTAGAGTAATGGAAATAGCTAAGTGGGATATCAACCCTAAATTCTATGAAGAATACGAACGTATGGAAAAACAGGGTGAAGCTGCATTTAACGCATGGTTCTCTGTAAATGCTAGATACACTTCTAGAGGTGACGTTGTACCAGCTTCTTTCTGGCGTAAATTAGTTCCAAAGGATGAATTTAAATCAAAATACGTAGAAAGAATACCTAATAGATCTTGGGCAGAAATCGATAGAGAATCTCCATTCTATGATCCTAGATTTACTAAGTACGAAGATCGTGGTGAAACTGTAATACCAAATCCTAAATACTTTGATAATAGTGCTGCTTACAAAAAGATTACAAGTGATCCTAAATTAAAAGCATTATATGATGCTCTAGTAGATGTTATGGATTTATCTAATTCTAAAATTGGATTCCTGAGATACGCTAATAAATACAAATTACCTCAGATTGAAGGTGGTTCATGGACTCAAATCCGTAGTAAAGATAACTTCTTAAAAGGTATAGCTTACGCTGCACAGGATTTATATACAGTAAAAGACGATGATGACAGATATATGATAGAAAACGCTAAAAGATCTGATGGATCTTTAGTTAAATTAATACCTACCAGATATATTAAAATGCTGGATAATCCTGATGCAATTACAAACGATGTAGTAGGTTCTATCATTCATTACTACAAAATGGCTGTAAACTACGAAAAGATGAGTGAAGCTGCTCCTGAATTAGAATTAGCTTTAGATTTCGTTAGTAGAATGGATTTTAAAGATAAAAAAGGTGGTAAAATATCTGGAGTAGAAAGTAAAACTTATGACAAAATGAAAGACTTAATGGATCGTTTTGTTTATGGGATGGAAAAAGATGCTAAAGAAGTTGATGTAAAACTACCAAAAGGCAAACACGTTAAATTAAGTATTGATAAATTAGTAGATAACTTAGCGGCATATACAAGAATACAAGGTATATCCCAGAATCTTAATGTTATTTTAACCGGTTTGATTACAAACAAGATTCAAAACAGATTGGAAGCAATGTCTGGTATTTACTTTGGAAATGAGGAACTTGCTAAAGCAACTAAAACCTTGTTACCAGCTTATGTAGATGCTATTAAAAATATAGGTAAAGCTAACAATAAAAACAAGGTATTGTGTTATCTTGAATTTTTAGGTGTAGTTAGAGATAATGAACAGACATTTAGCAAACTAAATCAGTCTCGATTACTCAGGGCTTTGAATCAACATTACTGGTATTTTGGTCATGAAATAGGTGATATTATTACTAAAGGTAAATTAGCTTTATCTGTAGCTTTCTTTAATAAATATGATCCTGAAACTGGTAAATTTGTAAATAAGAATCAGTTCTTAAGAAAATTCAAAGATAAGAAGAAAGGTAAAGCTGCCTGGAATGCGTTAAATATTACATTCTTTGATGCTTTTGAAGTTAAAGATAATCAATTAGTAGTAAGACCAGAGTATGCTAAGATAGTGGATGAGAAAACCTTAAATAGAATCAAGAACACTACTAAACAAATTGCTACTAGAATCGATACTCAGTTAACTGATTTAGATAAATCAAAATTACATTCTACTTTGATTGGTCAGTTATTACTTATTTATCGTAATTTTATCTTAGTTAACTTACAAACTAAATTCTTAACTAAGAGACAGTTCAATTATTCTACTGGTATGTGGAGTGAAGCACAAATACCGGCAGCTTATGAATATATAAAAAGACATTACTTTGACAAAAGTAAAATAGATCAATTAAGAGAATTATACAAAGATCATTATGATGAATTAGATGATTATGAAAAGGGTTGCTTAAAAAGAGTTACATATGAATTTTTATTTTCTACTTTAGGTTTTTGGTTGATTTCTTCCATAATACGTGCTATGGCAGATGATGACAGGGATAATTGGTGGAAGCAAGAAGCAGCATATCTTACTTTAAGAGCCTCTTTGGAAACTCGTGGTAATGTGTTACCTATTGAAGTATTTAATATGCTTAATAGTCCTACAGCAGCTTGGTCTACGTTACAGTATTGGGGAGACTTGACTACTGTTGCGTTGCAAGATCCTACAGAAGAAATAAATAAAGGACCATATCGTGGTTTAAATCGATTACAACGATCCTTAATTAAGGCAACTCCTTTAAGAAGTATATATGAAGCAAGAGATCCAAGATCTAAGTTAGAATATTATGATAATTTGATTTCAATCTTTTAGTCTACGGCCCTAAATTTTTTAAAGGCAACAATAAGAAGCCCCTTTAGTATTATGCTATTGGGGCTTTATTGTGTCTTGTAGTGTAATATTTTCACTTAGTGGTTTTATAGTCTTAGTATTTTCATCAAACAAATACTTATGTAATTTACCATTTACTCCAGCATTCCAAAAATTCAATATTTTGATTTTTGTTTCATAACCAAGTGATTTGTATAATCCATACTCAATCTTTCTAGTTATGACGTGTATACAGTAAGCTCTATTAAAAGCTAGAACTGTATATTTGATCTTATTCATAGTTATAGTATAACTACAATGAAATAAATGATGTTGTTTTAAAGTATTTAACAAATATGGTTTTATATTGTGAAATACTAAAAAAACGTGACTTGAAAGAAGTGGATTATTAACATCATTCATATACATGTTAACAAATTCACTATCATCCAAGTCACGTTTACTTAAAATATCACCGAAAATCTGAGGAAGTGAAAATATACTATGTTTAGTATATTTATCTATCAGCATATCATTTCAGCACCGTCTTCATCATAATATTCTTTCATATGATCCCATAGATTATTATCTTTATGCCAGGCAATTCGTTTTATGGCATAATCTATGGCTACAAGCCTTTCCTCAACTGTTTTAGGATTGAATTTAAAGACTCTAACTTCATACCCATCATGAGATTGTACTGCAATAATATAAGTTTCGTATTCATATTCTTCAATATTAAGTTTTAGTTCGTTTTTAAAATACCAATGGATAGCTAACCAATAGTAAGCTAATTGACGACAATAATCAAATTCTTCTACTGAGTGTTTAAAATTATAAACATCAGCTGTCGTCTTTATATCCACTAATATTATTTTTTTATTTGTATGATCTATCATTACTCTATCTAGTAATGATTTACATGGTAGATCTCCTAATGAAGAAGCATTAGGATACTCCCAATTAATATGAAATTCATTATGAACTTCAAATGTTTCTGGATAGTTAAATAATAATTCATTTGCTTTCTTATGATTCTGAATATTTTCCTTAATCTTCTTAAGCATTTGTAAATCAGCAAAACTAATTATCTTCTTATTATCATCTTTCTTACTCAAGTATTCTAAGTAATCTTGATAAATCATAATAAGACCTTCAGCTTCTTCAATACATTTCTCATCAGATTTCTTATTACTATAAGCTTTTTTATAAGCAGATAGTTTAAGCTTATCTTGAGATTCTAATGGATTTACTTGCATAAGTCTATGATACTCATCTAATAAATCCTTTTGCTGTTTTACTTTAGGTGTTGCAAAATCAAGAATAATATAATCTTTCCAGAATTCATCTGGTTGAAGTAAATATTCATGAATCATAGTTCCTTTTTCAAGAAAAGAAAAGTTCATTCCCTCTTCTTTTCCATCAAGCATATCACGAAAATACCTAGGACCTCTTTTAATAAACCATCCTATTGCAGAATTACTTACTCTGCTATTATCTTCGTAATAAGGAATACTAATATCCATCTTATTCTTTAACATACTCTATAATTACTTTTTCTTCTATAGCTTGTATTTCTATAGTATTATCAATAACATTATTGAACATTGCTTCAATTGCAATAC